CCACTTAATGCACCACTGAATGTAGTTGCGGTAACAACACCTGCAGTTACGTTGGTTGCATTTACATTTAATACTGTAGCAACACCAACTACGTGAAGTCCAGTTGAATTAGTTGTTGCTGCAGTACCTACAAGGTCTCCATTAAATGATACAGCAGTAACAACACCAGTTGCTTTAATATCTCCTTCAACAACTAATGCAGTCTGACCTGCTCCAACTGTTCCATAAACTAATGCACCACCATCAGTGGTCTCAAGACGCTTTGTATTGTCGTAGAAAGCAGCAACAGAACCATCAGCAGTTCCTACTAAAATATTTTCGCTACCAGTTCTCTTTAAGAACTTAATTTCAGTGTTAGACTTTAAATGTACTCCACCAGTTCCAGCACCATCAATGAGACTGTTTGAACCGTCGTGAACGATTTGTAAGTCATTATCGTCACCAAGGTTTAACTTAACATCATCGGCAAGAGTTAAACCAACGCCAACAACTAAACCATTATTAGCAGTTGCAATACCGCTAATATAAACGTCTCCACTACTATTCCAGGAAGGACCACCAGTAGAAAGTTTTTCAGGTGTTACTGAACCTACTGCAGGGTCAGCAAGTGATAATGCAACACCGAGTTCAGTTATTGTACAAGTAAGACCACCAAGAGGTGCAGTGGTGAATACAATATTGCTACCACTAATTGTGTAGTCAGTGCCAGCTGTTTGTGTTACACCACCAAGAACAACTCTTAACTGAACTGCACGGAATACGCTAACAGCAACACTATCTTTTGTTAGTGCAAATGTGGTAGTGCTACCGTTAAAGGAACTTGAGATGTCATCAAGATTTCTTATTTGACTTGCAGAACTACCCGCAAATCCATTCCATACTGTCCCGTCCCACTTGTAACTAAATCCAGAGTTCGTATCTACGAATACGCTTCCGATACCTGGATTATCTGGAAAGTTTAATGCCACAGCGAACTATTTCTTTACTATTACTGATTATTTATAGTATCAACTTTTCCTTTAATATTACCTCTTGACAATGAGTTTTGTTGATGAAATTGCTGTTCCTGCTAATAAAGAAGGACTATCAGCAGATGTACTCAATGAACCATCTTTCTGAACATAATATTGTTGTCCTGGAGTAAGACTAGATTGTGATGCATTGACTCCAGTGACCATAGTAATACTACCAGATGCTGAATTAGAAATTGCTTCTGCTGCAATACCAATGAAATTATCAGCAGTTGCATTAGTTCCTTTGTTACTAATCACAACCATATTTCCTATGGATCCAGCTGAATCATTGAAAGGATAAAGTATTTGTCCTGTATCAGGATCATATGCTGCATTTGCTGCTTGGTTAATGCCGGAGGTGCCATCACTATATGTAGTACTATTACCAAAAGTAATGCTAGTACCACTAACAGTTCCTGAAATTACTTTTGATCCATTATTATAAAATATCATCACTTTATCACTAGCAGCATCATATCCCATCGTTGGACTCTGGTTATAACCATCGGTATCGACTGTGACATCACTACCAAAACTAATACTAGTGCCACTGACAGTTCCCACAGTTGCTACTGAGTTACCTCCAGTCTTACGAGTACTAATTACTTTGTTATTTGTAGAGTCAAATACTGCACCTGTAAGTTGGTTATTATTATTACTATCAAGCACAACTTCACTTCCCATACTAAAACTATTACCACCTGTAGAGACAGTTGCTACTCTTCCTATTAGATTGGCGTTAGTGGTATTACTATTTGTAACCCTAGGAAAGAGCATAACTACTTTATTATTACTGGAGTCAAATACCATATTCATATATGAGAAACCACCTGGACCACTCGAAATCTGCTGCATACCACCAAAACTAATACTATTGCCAGTGTCAGCGATAGTTCCGATTATCATCTCCCATCCATAATTGCCAACTTGGTTCCTACCATAACCAATAGCGAACCTCTGAGCATTGGAGTCATACACCGCCCTAACAAAGGCCAAAGTGTATTTGCTTGCAAATGTAGTTTTAGTACCAAAAGTAATACTATCACCACTTACAGTTCCTACAATTGATACTCCATAGTAGTTACTATTGTTCTCAGATCCAGTGATAAGTATTCTTTCATGTTCGGAATCATATGCTACACCCAGGTTATACCATCCTGAAGAAGAGTCCCATGTAACTGCACTGCCAAAAGTAACAGTAGAACCACTTACAGTTCCTACCTTTGCTTTTCCTTTACCACTGTCGTTTGAATCCCAATAGACAACAATTACTTTATTATTAGTGGTATCATAACATGCTGCTGCAAAATTAGGATTGCTCTCAGACAAAAATGCATTATCTGAACTAACAGATGGTGTGGAAGATACACTTTCAGCTACAGCACTTACAGTTCCATCTGAATTAATAATTACTCCTTTACCATTAGAAATAGCACCACTTGCTGTAAAAGTAGATGAACCCGCTTGAATGCCACTAAGACCTGATCCATCACCATAATAAACAGTATTAGAATCACCAACACTTCCTACATTGGTGACATTTCTACTATCATCAATAACAGTAGTTCCAGATATCTTAATAGCCATCTTCGTGATTACACTAGGTTATTTCAGTTATTTATGTTCTCTGTCTTAAGCACGAGTTCTAACGACGATTCCTGTAGAAGAAATAGAAGTACCAGCTACAACTGATGGATTATCAGCTGCAGTATCTAATGTACCATCAGCTTGAACATAGTATTTTTTCGCTGTTGACAATCCAGATTGTGATGAATTGGTTCCACCAGCAATAGTAATTGATCCAGTTGCTCCATTAGAAATCGCTTCTCCCGCAAAACCAATAAAATTCTCAGCAGTTAGATTAGTTGTTCCCGTAGTTACGACAACTGCTGTTCCATAATTAGAGTTACTACCATCCTTATAAACAACAACTACTTTATCATTGGTAGAGTCATATACTGCTGTGGAGTCCTCTATAGTATATGTTTTATATACAAGAGGAGTGCCAAAACTGATTGATGTGCCTGATACTGTTCCTGCGATTATTGTTCCATATTCATTGTTTCCACCATCCTTATAATTAATTGCTACTTTACTAGTGAGGGAGTCAAATACTGCTGAATGAACGGTAACAGAAGAAGAATCAAATATAACGGCAGAACCAAAACTAATCGAATTACCAGATACTGTTCCTACAATTGCTGTTCCCTGACTAGAGTTTCCGTTATCTCGATAAGCAATAACCACTTTTTTATTGGAAGTGTCATATACTGCATTAATTCCAACAGCAGAAGCAGATTCAAATACAACGGCAGAGCCAAAACTAATACTATTACCACTTACAGTTCCTATTTTCACTGTTCCATAACTAGAGTTTCCACCATCCCTATAAGCAAGCACTATTTTGTCAGTATTAGGATCAAATACTACTGACGGATCACTGGTGGAACCAGTATTATTAAATACAACCTGAGAACCAAAACTAAGACTAGTACCACTTACGGTTCCAACTTTGACTTCTCCATAGTATGTGTATGGCGATCCGCTTTGGTTGGCAAGCTGATAAGCAATAACTACTTTTTCGTTAGTGGAATCATATGCTATTGAAACCTCTCGCGTGTCATCATCTCTATATTCAGTAGCACTGCCAAAACTAATACTAGTACCACTTACGGTTCCAACGATTGCATATCCAGGTTTATTGCCATTATTTCGCTTATAAGCAATAACTACTTTTTCGTTAGTAGAGTCATATGCTATCGAGTATGATTCGCTATCAGTAGAATCAAATGTAACTGCAGAACCAAAACTAATACTAGTGCCACTTACGGTTCCAACCTGCGCTTTTCCACTACTACTAGACTGATAAGCAATAACTACTTTACCAGTAGTAGGATCAAATACTCCTGCATAATATCTATCACCATTTTCATTAAATACAACTTCAGTGCCCTTAGTTGGAGGATTGGCAGCAGTTGCCGCAACAACACTAACAGTGCCATTTGAATTGATAAGTACTGCATCGCCATTAGAAATAGCACCACTTGCCGTGAGTGTAGTTGAACCCGCTTGAACACCAGTCAAGTTTGCACCACTACCATAATAAACGGTATTAGCATCCCCGACGTTTTCTACATCAGTTACATTCCTACTATCATCAATAACAGTGGTTCCAGATATTTTAATAGCCATCTTCGTGTTACCACTCGGCGTTTACTATATGGTATTTATAATATTCTTGATAATCTCACTATGCTCCAACATTGATTTTTGTAGCGGAGATAGAAATACCAGCTTCTACATCAGACTCTTGTGTACCCATTGTACCATCTTTCTGAACATATTGTTTTTTGGCTACTGTAAGACTAGATTGTGATGCATTAATGCCACCGGCAATGGTAACTGATCCTGATGCTCCATTAGAAATTGCCTCTGCTGCAATACCAATGAAATTATCAGTAGTTACATTAGTTGATGTATTATCTAATACAACTACTGATCCAACCCCATCACTTCCTCCTCTATAAGCAATGAGAACTTTCTCATTATTGGAGTCATAAACCGCTGAAGTGAATGTATCATTACCATCTCCGAATACAAAAGGAGTCGTAAAATTGATACTGCTGCCACTAACAGATCCCACAATTGCTGTTGCCTTAGTGGCGTTTTGTAGATCCCTATAAGAAATGACTATTAGCTCACTATCAGAGTCATATGCTACTGAAACTCTCTCAACATTACCGCCAGATCTAAATGTAGCAATAGTTGAAGTAGAACCAAAATCAATACTAGTTCCACTAACAGTTCCTACATTTGCTTCTCCAGCAGAGGGAGTATGTGACCTCTTATAAGCAACAACTACTTTTTGATTAGTAGAGTCATATGCTGTACCGATATGAGCATCAATGGCTGTTCCTGAGAAATAAACAGTAGAACCAAAACTAATACTAGTGCCACTTACGGTTCCCACAACTGCTTGTCCCTTATAAGGACTAATATTCATTCTATAAGCAATAACTACTTTACCAGTATTAGAGTCATATACAATTGATTCACCTTCTCCATTATAGCTTCTGTAAGTAGTAGCACTGCCAAAACTAATACTAGTACCACTTATGGTTCCAACGAGTGCAGTTCCATAATAACTGTTAGAAGCATTCGCATAAGCAACGACTACCTTACTGCTACCGATGTATGTTACTACAGTAGAAAAAGCTTGATTGCTGGTGAATTCCGCAATAGAACCAAAACTAATACTAGTACCACTTACAGTTCCCACAACTGCTTTTCCACGTCTACTGGAACTGTAATCCTGATAAACAATAACTACTTTGCCATTACCAGAGTCAAATGTTGCTGAAACATAAAGGACATAATTGGTAGTAAATACAACTTCAGAACCAAAACTGATACTCGTACCACTAACGGTTCCTACAACTGCTGTTCCACGGTTAGAGTTTCCAGAATCTGCGTAAGCAACAACTATTTTATTGTTACTAGAGTCATATGTTGCTGAAACCCAATTAGCATCCTCAGTTTTGAATACAGAAGGAGAACTAACAGTAGTCAAATACGATCCTGAATCAACGACAACTGCTGTTCCGTAACTAGAGTTTCCAGAATCTCCGTAAGCAATAACTACTTTACCATTACCAGAGTCAAATGTTGCGGAAGGGTATAAAGTAGTGGCAGATTCATATACAAAAGGACTATTAAAACTAATACTTTCACCACTTACGGTTCCTACAACTGCAGTTCCATAATTAGAGTTATCATTATCCCTATAAGCAATAACTACTTTACTATTAGTAGAGTCATATGTTGCTGAAATGAATACAGTAGTGCCAGTTTCAAATGGAACTGCAGTACCAAAACTAATACTAGTTCCACTCACAGCACCTACAATTGCTGTTCCACGATTAGAGTTATTACTATCCTGATAAGCAATAACTACTCTTCTATTAGTAGAGTCATATGTTGCTGAAATATTAAGAGTAGAGGATTGTTCAAATACAGCATCAGAACCAAAACTAATACTAGTACCACTGACAGTTCCTACTCTCGCTGTTCCATAATTAGAGTTTCCATCATCTCTATAAGCAACAACTACTCTGCCATTAACAGAGTCATATGTTGTTGAAAAGTAACTTGATTCAGCAGATTCAAATACAACAGGAGTACCAAAACTAATACTAGTACCACTAACGGTTCCTACAACTGCAGTTCCATAATTAGAGTTTGCAACATCCTGATAAGCAATAACTACTTTGCCATTGTCAGAGTCATATACTGCTGAAGTGTGCTGAGTACTACCAGTTTCAAATACAGCAGGAGATCCAAAACTAATACTAGTACCACTAACGGTTCCTACAATTGCTGTTCCACGGTTAGAGTTTCCTTCATCTCTATAAGCAATAACTACTTTACTATTAGTAGAGTCATATGTTGCTGAAATGTATGTAGTAGTGGCAGATTCAAATACAACAGGAGATCCAAAACTAATACTAGTACCACTTACAGTTCCTACAATTGCTGTTCCGTAATCAGAGTTTCCGTTATCTCGATAGACAATAACTACTTTATTATTAGCAGAGTCATATATTGCTTCAATGCCTCTGAACTGCATGGCTGCAGATTCAAATACAACAGGAGTACCACTAGATGCAAGTTCAGTAGAGGTTTTAGTAGGAATACTTACAGTTCCATCTGAATTAAGAATTACTGCTCTACCATCAGGAATGGTGCCACTTGCTGTAAATGTAGATGAACCAGCCTGAATACCAGTTAGGTTTGCAGCATTACCAGTATAGACAGTATCAGAATTACCAAAATTCTCTACATCGGTAATATTTCTGCTGTCGTTGATGACAGTGGTTCCAGATATTTTAATAGCCATCTTCGTGTTACCACTCGGCGTTTACTATATGGTATTTATTTGTTTTCTTATTATTATACTTCTGGTGCTTCTGGTGCCACATAATCTGGATTAGATTTCCACTCACCATCATAAAGATATTTCCATCCAGCCCATTCAGTGGGTTCAGTCACATCTTCTATTAATGTTGAATTACTAGAATCGCAATCGCAAATAATTAGTGTCTCAGGATTGCCAACTACAACTTTGTCTGCCTGAACATCTACTGTTTCAGAGTCGGCAAAGAGATACAAGGATACTTTAGTTTCAGTTCTAATAAGTGTTTTCATAATTTTATGCTTGTTACGATGTATTTATTTATTTTCTAACTCGTCAACTCTTGCTGACAGTTCCTTAACTGCTTCAATCAGCACACCAATCAAACCACTGTAGTTGACTGACTTATCACCTTCTTCACCTTTAACCAGTTCAGGGAGAATTGCTTCTAC